TCTGATGAATATCCAGACTCGGACTATCCTCAAGTCGAAGACGGTAAATACGCGGGAGTGATCGGAGTTGGTGGCCTTGTGCTGGCAAGGGTACCGGAAGAGATCGCAAAACAACGTTCTGACTACTATAAAAAACAAGCATCAGATAACGTTGAGGCAGTAGATAACGATCTTATGAAGGAGCAGCACCCAAGTATGCCAATCAATATTGATAGGCAAACTCGTGTAACTTTTGGTGGTACAAAGAAAAGTTAATTTTTTAACTATTCCTACCCAACAAATTACACTTAAACTAACAATGTCTAAGGAGGACAACTAATATGGCAAATAAAGACGCTGCTTTCGGTCTAAGACCGATAGGAAAAGTTGGACAGAATAGAGACAACCAAGGTTTAAGTGAATACAGTATTGCTGCAAGTGCATCAGCTATATACCAAAATGATCCAGTTCAAGCTTTAGCTACTGGAACTATTGGTGTAGCTAGTACTTCGACAGCTGTACTTTTAGGTTCACTGAACGGTGTTTTCTATACTGATTCATCAACTAAGAAACCAACATGGGCTAATCACCTAGAAGCATCTAATGCTGCGACTGATATCGTAGGATTTGTTTCTGATGATCCTTATGAAAGGTTCGAGGTACAATCAAATGGTACAAATGCTATTACTCAAGCATCTGTATTTTTCAATTATAACATAAGCTACGTTGCAGGAGATTCAGCTAACTATCTATCAAAAGTAGAATTAGATGAGTCAACTGGAGTATCAACAACAGCACAGTTAAGATTAATAGGTTTCTCAAATGATCCTGACAACAATGACATTAGTTCTGCTAATGTAAATATGGTTGTTATGATTAATGAGCATTTCTTAAAATCTACAACTGGAATCTAATCGGATAGGAGATAAGATATGGCGATAAGTAGAGGACAACTAGTTAAAGAACTAGAGCCAGGTTTGAATGCACTATTCGGCTTGGAATATAAACGTTATGAGAATCAGCATGCTGAGATCTACACAACTGAATCTTCAGACAGAGCGTTTGAAGAAGAAGTAATGTTATCAGGTTTTGCTCAAGCACAGACTAAGTCTGAGGGTGCGGGTGTAACTTTTGACAATGCTCAAGAGACATACACTGCTAGATACACTCACGAGACTGTAGCTTTAGCGTTTTCAATCACTGAAGAAGCGATTGAAGATAACTTGTATGACAGACTTGCTAGTAGATATACAAAAGCACTTGCTAGATCTATGGCGAACACAAAACAAGTTAAAGCAGTAGCTCCATTAATTAATGGTCTACCAACTAACGATGCTTTTGATTCAGGTGATGGTGTTTCATTATTTAACACATCTCACCCAACAATCGCAGGTACAGTTGCTAACACTTTAGCAACTCAAGCCGACCTTAACGAAACTTCATTGGAGCAGTCTTTAATTGACATTGCTGCAATGACTGACGAAAGAGGTCTTAAAATTGCTGCTAGAGGAGTGAAAATGATCGTTCCTTCTGAGCTTCAATTTACTGCTGAGAGATTGATGAAATCTCAAGGTAGAGTTGGAACTGCTGATAATGATATTAACGCAATTGCGTCTATGGGAATGGTTCCTCAAGGTTACAGAGTGAACAATTTCTTAACTGACCCAGATGCGTTCTACATTATCACTGACGTGCCAAATGGTATGAAGTACTTTGACAGAGCGTCTATCAAGACTGCAATGGAAGGTGACTTTGATACTGGCAACGTAAGATACAAAGCTAGAGAAAGATACTCTTTTGGAGTTTCTGATTATAGAGGTATCTTCGGCGTTGAAGGTGCATAATACTTAATAAGTTTGAGGCGGGACACAATCCCGCCTCATTTAAAATATAGAAAGAAAAAATGACTCAATATAAATACTTAATAAAAATATTTACAAAATACCTTCAAACTAGTTTTGAAATTGAAAGTGAAAAAGAGATAAATAATGCGGACGAGCTAAATAAACCCATTATTGACTTTTTAGGAAAATCTGATATAAAATGGGAAAAAAATGATCTACAGTACCAAGGTGCTGGAAGTGATTTTTATATAACCTATGAGGAGGTTACAAATGGCTCAGGACAACATGGTACTGTTCGCAAAGAAACTGAAACTCGAGTCTAGATGGAACGAGTTGTTTCTTGAAAACAGAGGACAAATAACACCTGAAATGTCTGTTCTTGGTGATGAGATCAAAGTAGTTATTAGATCAATCATCAGACGACAAGAAGAGGAAGTCCACAGTAATTCTAGAGATGGTGAAATCCATCTTTACGCTGGTTAATTAGGACTTTACATCGCTGAAAAGTTAATCATTCCTAGGGATCTCTTGCACTCTATTAAAATCTAGTATATAAATTTAATCACTATATAAATTAATTAGAACATAGACGCGTATAGTCGACGGCCTAGAGACTATGTTCAATAACTAGGAGGATATAATTATGGCAAGTACTACATTTTCAGGACCGGTCAGATCAGAAGGTGGCTTTCAAATGGCTACTAAAAACTCTGTTACTGGTGCTGTAACAACAAGAATGAGTTCAGGTATGCCTGACTTAACAGGTTTGCTTTTTGCAGACACAGCAACAGGTGCAAATATTTCTATCGCTGATGGAATTATTGCAGCTGTAAACTACACAGGTGCAGCAGCATGTGCTGTAGCACTACCAGCAGCAACTAAAGGTGCAATTGCAGTTTACGTTCAATCTAAAGACACTGCAGGTGGAGTTTTAACTTTAACTTTTAATGCAGCAGGTACTGACGTTTGGGCAACTGGTTCTTTAATCGAATCAAGAGCAGCAGCAGAAGTAACTTTTGATACTTCAGCAGCAGGTGAAACATCTTTAGTTTTCACTCCAGCTAACGCAGCTACTAATCTTTTTACAACAGGAAGTAAAATTGCTTTTATGTGTTTTGAAGATGGCGTGTGGACAATCGCTTCAGAAATGAGCGGTGCGGCTGATGCTACTACAGGTGCTTTTGCATTTGGAGCATAATAAATAATTAATGTGGGCCTTCGGGCCCACACAATTTTAAGGAAAAAAACTATGGCAGCTAAAGGTGACGTAAAAGCAGTACAGATTACAGCAGCAGCTCAAGTATTTGCAGGTAGAACTAGATTAAGAGGAATTATTCTATCAGCAAATAGTACAACAGCAATTGGATCTGTAACTTTACAAGATATTGACGGAACTCAATTCACAGCAGATGTTCCTCCAGGAGATGTTTTTTCATTTAACATGCCTGAAGATGGAATTTTATTTAAAAGTGGAATGACTTGCAGTACAATTACAAGTGCTAAAGCAACTGTATTAATAGATAAGTAAGGAGATAAAATGGATTCAGATCAGAAGACATTAAACATGACAACAGTAGGAGCTAATACTTTGGCTAGAGCTGGTAGAGCTAGAATTACTTCAATTCAAGGATTGGGTGTAGCAGCATCTACAATTATTTTTTATGATTCAGCAGATGCTTCAGCACCGGGAACAGCAGTAGCTACTTATAAATATGGAACTGAAGGATTAGAAGTTTATGTTCCAGGTTCAGGTATTAAGTTTGAAAATGGTATTGTTTATAATTTAGCAGGAACAGGCGGAAGCGTTACAGTAACAATTACAGGAGCTTAATGGCAACTTCAGGAACTACAACCTTTGAATCAGGTTTTTATATTGATGATGTAATCACTGAAGCTTATGAAAGAATAGGCAGATTTGATTATTCAGGTAATGATATAAAAACAGCTAGACGTTCTTTGAATATAATGTTTCAAGAATGGGGCAATAGAGGTTTGCATTTTTGGGAAGTAAAAAATAATTCAATTACATTAGTTGATGGTCAAGCAGAATATACAATGTATAGATCAGCAACTGATGGTACATCAGATGCAACAGCAGTGTATGGTGTAGATGATATTTTAGAAGCCGTTTATAGAAATTCTTCTGGAGTTGATTTTTCTTTAACAAAAATTAATAGATCAACTTATCAAGGTTTATCTTCTAAAACACAAGAAGGAACTCCAACACAATATTTTGTACAAAGATTTATTGATAAAGTAACTATCACTTTATATTTAACTCCAGGATCCACTGAAGCCGGAAACTTTTTAAATTACTATTATGTTAGCCGGATTCAGGATGCCGGGAACTATACAAATAATGCAGATGTACCTTATAGATTTGTACCTTGTATGGTATCAGGACTTTCATATTATTTATCACAAAAATTTAAACCAGAATTAACTCAACAAATGAAGTTATTATATGAAGATGAATTACAAAGAGCTCTTGAAGAAGATGGTTCTTCATCTAGTACATTTATAACTCCAAAAACTTATTATCCAAATGTCTAGATCAAACGGAAAATACGCACAATTTATTTCAGACCGATCAGGTATGGCTTTTCCATATAAAGAAATGGTTGTTGAATGGAATGGTTCAAGGGTACATGTTTCAGAATTTGAACCTAAGCAACCACAATTAGAACCTAAACCAACAGTTGCTGATCCACAAGGTTTACAATTTGCAAGACCTGCTAGAGTTGAACCTGAAACAGAAAGTTTATTACCTAGTAATCCATTTAATTTTACTTCAGGGTCAAGTATCGTAATAGTTACAGAACCTAATCATCAAAGATCTACAGGTGATATTGTTGTATTTAGAAATGTAGATGGAAGTCCAGGTGGATTAAATTTTTCTTTGTTTGAAAATGCTTCAGGATTTAGTATAACAGTTATTAATACAAATAGTTATAGTTTTAACTGCGGAAGTAATGCAACGCTAACAGGAGACTCAGGAGGAATGACTGCGACCGCTGGTCCAGTAACATTAACACCATAATGACATACGCAGAATTAGTACAAAAAATTAGAGATTACACAGAAGTAGATAGTAATGTTTTAACATCTACTATTGTTAATGGATTTATATCAGACGCTGAATTTAGACTTCTTAGAGATGTAGATTCTGATAATAATAGAAGATATGCAACAGCTAATTTAGCTGCTTCAAGTAGATTTATTGATGTTCCAGATAATTTATTAGTCGTTAGATCAGCTCAAATAGTAGATTCTGACGGTGTAGGTTCTCCAGATAATAGAGAATTTTTAGAGTATAGAGATACAAGTTATATGTCAGAGTATAATTCAACAGGTGCTACAGGAGTTCCAAAATACTACAGTATGTGGAACGAGAATACTATTGTAGTGGCTCCTACTCCAGACGCTACTTATGAAATTCAGTTAAATTATATATTGAAAGACCCTGGGTTATCTGCTACAAATACGACTACATATATTAGTAAGAATTTTCCCAACGGACTATTATATGCATGCTTGGTAGAAGCATTTTCATTTTTAAAGGGGCCAAATGATCTCTTGCAATTATACGAAGGAAAGTATAAACAAGTGTTAGAAGGCTTCTCAGTTGAACAAATGGGAAGAAGACGAAGAGATGAATATCAATCAGGTGTTCCTCGAATCGGCGGAAAATAATAATAAGGAGATAAAACTATGGCTATAACACAAGCACTTGCTAATTCTTTTAAAAAAGAATTATTAGAAGCTGAACACAACTTTAAGCAAACTGGTGGTGACAAGTTTAAAATCGCTCTTTATACTTCTTCAGCAACTCTAAACTCAGCAACTACTTCATTCACTACAACTAATGAAGTTGCTAACAGTGGACAATACACATCAGGCGGTGGAGCACTATCTAATTTAGGAACTTCTATTGCATCAGGTGTTGCAATTGTTGACTATGCTGACAGATCATTCACTGGTGTAACTTTGACTGCTAGAGGAGCTTTAATCTATAACACTTCAGCAACTGCTACTAATGCAGCTGTTGCAGCTTTAGATTTTGGAGCAGATAAAACAGCGACATCAGGAACTTTCACAATTCAGTTTCCAGCTTTTACAACTTCAGCAGCGATTCTTAGAATATCAGGTTAATCATAGGAGATAATTTCCTATGGCAACTTGGGGTACACTTACTTGGAACACAGGAGACTGGGGATTACAAAATGATTCTACGGTTTCTGTTAACGGCATAGGTGCGTCTTCTAACTTAGGAACAGTTGATACAACAGCAACAGTTGAATTTGGTTGGTCAAGATTAGCTTGGAGTGAAAACGCTTGGGGTATTGCAGGAGACGTTTTAGTTTCCGGTGTATCTGGTTCTGTTTCATTAGGCGATGAATCCGTATCCATAGACGTAAATCCAATTCCAACCGGAATTGAAATGACGGCATCACAAGGTGATGAGTCTATAGAAATTGCAACAGAAGTATTTTTAGAAAATAATCCATTACCAAACATGTCTGCAAACTTAGGAACAGCTGATGCTGGTCCTGATGCAATGCTAGAAGGAATCGGTGCAACCGGTTCTGTAGGCAGTGTCGAAGCATACAACTTAGAAGGTTGGGGACGATACTTCTATGGTCAATTTGTTTGGGGTGCTACTGGTGAATGGGCAAATGTAGATGTAACTGGCATTGAAATGTCAGCTGCAACAAATCCTGAAGGCATTCCTTCATTTACAGCTGAAGCTGATGCTCAATTATCTACAGCTCAAGCTAAATTTGGCCCTTCATCTTTATTGTTAGATGGAACAGGAGATTTTGTACAATCGACAGCTACAGACGTTGTTCAAAATAATTTTACAATTGAGTTTTTTGCATATGCTTCTAACTTTGCACAAGATGCATATCTATGGGACAATCAATCTTCAAATCAAGGTTTTGCATTTTCAATTACATCAGCTGGACAGCTAAGATTAATTCAAGATGGTACAATTCTTCAACAAACAGGTACTCCTAGTTTAAATAATAATCAATGGAATCACTTTGCATTAGTACAAAATTTAACTCTTTTAACTTTATACATTAATGGAACTCCTAAACTTCAGTACTCTACAGGTGGAGATAGTTATCCAGGCCAATCTTATAAGATAGGAGCAAACGAAGCTGAAACTCAATTCTTTAATGGTTATATAGATGAGTTTAGATCTTCTGATATTGCAAGATATACAGGTCTCTTTACACCTCCTACTTCACCATTTACGGTAGATGGAAATACTATTTCTTTACTTCATTTTGATGGTGCAAACGGTTCAACACAAATATTTAATGAAACACAAAATGCGTACAGCATTACAGGAACAGCAAATACAGATGTAACCGGTGAAGCAATGACAGCTGAAGAAGGAATCGTGGATCCGGCTCCAGATGCAGAAGTGACAGGTATTGGTTTTGAAGCTGATCTAGCAGTTGGTACAGTAGTTATTGCAGACGCTAATGTAACAGTTATTGGAGAAGGTTTTGGAACTACTCTTGGAGTAGGTACCTTAGATGCAGTAACTTTAGCGGATGTAACTGGAATATCTATGTCAGCTGACTTAGGTAGTGTTACAACTAAAGGATTTGCTAACGTAACTTTAACAGGTTTTGGCTTGACAACGGCTTTAGGAACTAATAAAACTTTAATCTGGAATCAAGTAGATACTGGAACAGCCCCAGTAGATCCTCCAGGATGGGTAGAAGTTGCTGCATAATGAGATTGACATAAGCTCAGATTTTTAGTAAATTAAAACAAATAAGGAATTTAAAATATGGCAAATTCAACATCAGCTAATTTAAAATTAACTGTTCAAGCGACTGGAGAAAATTCAGGAACTTGGGGACAAATTACAAATACTAACTTACTAATTCTTGAACAAGCAATTGGTGGTTATGATGCATTAAACGTAACTAATGCTAGTAGAGCTTTAACTTTCACAAATGGCGCTTTATCAAATGGTAAGAATGAAGTTATTAAATTAACTGGAACTCTTGAAGGTAATTTAAATGTTACTATTCCAGATTCAGTTGAAAAAACATATATAGTTGAAGATGGAACTGATCACGCAGGTTATACTTTAACTTTTAAAACTACATCTGGAACAGGTGTTCTTTTATGTGAAGGTCACTCTTACACATTATATTCTGATGGAACTAATGTTGTAAAAGCAGGTGAACTTAGAAAATGGAGAGCAATATCTTCAGCTGAAACAATTCAAGCTGGAGCACAAATTTTAGCAAATACAAATGGTGGAGCAGTTACAATAACGCTACCCGCATCACCTGCTACAGGAGATACGGTAAATTTTGTAGATCAAGGTTATGATTTTAACACTAACGCATTGACTGTTGGTAGAAATGGTTCTAATATAGCTAACTCAGCGGCGGATCTTGTAGTTAATACTCAAGGTGCAGCTTTTGGATTAGTATATTCTGGAGACGCTACAACAGGATGGACTTACACGGAGAAATAATATGGCAAATTACGAAGCAACTAAATATGATTTTGATGGAGCAAACCTTACAGGTATAGAAGGTATTCCTACAGCAACTATTGTGCCGTGGTCTTCAGCATCAGTTCCATCTGGATTTTTAGAATGTGATGGTTCAGCAGTTTCAAGAACAACTTATGCAACTCTATTTGGAATCGTAGGTACGACTTACGGTGTAGGTGATGGTGCAACAACTTTCAATGTACCTGATTTAGCAGATAACGTACCCGTTGGAAAATCAGGAAGTAAAGCTTTAGCATCAACTGGTGGAGCAAATACAGTAGCTGCAACAGGAAACGTAGGTGGTTCAACAGCTAATGCCACTTTATCAACTGCACAACTTGCTTCTCACAGTCATAGCGGAGGATTTTCACCTCAAAAAGTAGGTGCGCTTTTTGACAATAACCCTTACTATAATGCATTTGGTGGTAATCAACCAAGCACTGGTGCTGCAGGTTCAGGTTCAGGTCACTCTCATAATATGAGTGCAACTTTTTCAGGTGACTCAACTTCAGTTTTACAACCTTATTTAGCAATAATTTATATTATAAAAACTTAGGAGAAAAAAAATGGCAACAAATGCAAAATGGACAGTAGTATTTGAAGATAAAATGATCATTAAACAAACAGGAGATGATCAAGGTGGATATGTAATAAATGATGACGTTTTTTGGAATGACCCTAAATGGTCTAATATTTGGGCAATTCAATATAAAGATGATAATCATGAATACAATGACACTATAGAATATAGAGATGAAACACCTCATGCAACTTGGACTGTAGCTGGATTAGGTGATTTTAATAGTCAATTTATTTCAAGATGGGAAGCAGCACACTTAGCTAAACTACAATCTAATTGGGATATTAATAATGGTGACACTTACGACTTAGAAGGTAATTTAACTCACACAGAAACTGAGTCTGAAAAAATTACAAGATTAGGTGCAAGACCTACTTCTTATTCTGTTTCATAAGAACTACAAAATAAAGTTGCAGTATATCTTTTTAAATTAGGTACTTTACTTGCGTGTTGTGAGTGCAACCAATCTGACGGAAACATTACAGCTCTATTTTCTTTAAATCCAACATGTATATCTAATTCATTTTCTGAATAAAAAACAGTTCCATTAGTTACTGCTGTAAGACCAGAAATCATTATTAATATATTTGATACTACCCCCATTTCACTATCTATGTGAGGTTTAAAATGATCAAGGTTTCTTTGATCAATTCCTGAATGATTATCATTTATTTTTAAATTTTTTAAATTAAATTTTAATTCAGCTTGTTTTACAAAAAGATTTTTAAGTGCTGTATCTGTGCTTAAATAAAATCTATTACCATAATGGGTTTGTTTGTTTTTTTCTACGGCACCGTCAAAAAAACAAGGAGTATAAGCAGCTTTAGTTAAAGTAAAATTTTGAACTAATTTTAATTGATTTTTATCAAAAAAATCATTAATGATTTTAATCATTTTAACATCATCCAAGAAGTTAAAATATATTTTTCACCAGAAAGAGGTGGATTACCTCTGTGAATATATGGAAAACCTGCTGGCCAAATAACTATTCTACCTGTTTTAGGCTTTACTCTTTTTGAAAAATGTAAAAATTCTGTTTCGCCACCTTCTTTAACATCATTTAAATAAATAGAAAAAACAAAAGCTCTAGATAAATTTTGAGGTGGTATACATCCATGTTCTATATGCCAAACATGATATCCTTCAGTCGGTAAAGTTTTTTGAATTTTTATACATGTATAATTAAAATTAATTTCACCATAAGCAGTGTCTGCTCCTGTGTGTTGAATATAATGTTTAAAAGCCATATCAAAATTTACCATTACACTTTTTAAGTCGTCAAACCATACTTCTAGGTTATGATGAGCTGCAAAAAATTGTTGGTCTTGTTTTTTTAATATAGATGCGTTTTCTCCACCGATTCTATTAACAGTATTTCTAAATTTATTTTGATCTTCATACAATTTAATTGTTTTATTACACTCTTCTGGTGTAACGTAATTATCATACACCCCTATAAAATTACTTATGTTAACTGTTTTTTTATCCATTTATTTATCTCCTTTTAGTTTAAAAAAATTCCAACAGAAATACGCCAATAAGGCAAATTTACTTTTACAGGCATAGCATCGTGTAAATTGTTTCCAGGGAATAAAACAAAATTACCTGGTTTAAATTTAATTTTTTTATCTTCAATTTGTAATTCTCCTCCCCAACTATCTTCCCAGTCGGGTGTTAAAAAACCAACTATAACATGTTTAAATTTTCTGTGATCATGAAAATGAAATTTATTTGAATTTTGTTGTGCATTTAAAACAATAGATTTTATAGAATAACTTCCTAAATCAAAATTTTTTTCTTTTCTAAGATGACTATTAATTGAGGACACGATCCCTGAAAAATAACCAAACCAATAAGGTTGATAAATACTATCTTCAAATGAAACTCTGAACGTTGGATACATATTACTAAACGTTTCATCTCCATAAGATGAATTAATAGACCAATTATTACTTAATAATTGTTTATAAGCATTTTTAACCTCGAATTTATTTAAAACATTTTCTATTTCGTAAATTTTATTTGAGCTCATTTATTTTTCTCCTTTTTCTATAAATATTTATATTCTTTAATAAACAAAGTGCTAGTATATCTTCTTTGTCCTTTAAATTTATTTGCATGTGCACTATGGTACATATTAGAAGGAAACAACACTGCTCTATTTGGTCTAAAACCAATATGAATATCTAATTCTTTATTAGTATAGAATACCGTACCATTTGTAACAGCTACAATACCGTCTAACATTATAAATACATTTAATAATGCTGGATCTACATGAGGGTGAAACCATTCTTGATTTCTTAAATCAATACTACTATCAGGATAAAGTTTTTTTATTTTTATTTTAAATTTTTTTTCTGCTTGTTCCTTAAAAGTATTTAATAAATTTGGATTATTGGCTAAAATATATCTATCGCCCCACCAACTTTTAGTTTTATTATCTTCACTATAATTGAAAATAGGATTATTTTTATCAAAACCTTTAAAAAATCTAGGTGTAAAAGTACAATTAGATTTTATGTGATTCATAATATTTTTTAACATTTTATTATCAAAAAAATTATCGACTATTTTTATCATAGTTATTTTACTTATTTTTTCTCTTTCATTACATTTATAATTAATATATAAGGCATTATATGCTACAGAAATTAAATTTCAAGCCTGGATTTAACAAAATGGTCACGGATTCCGGAGGCGAGTCTCAGTGGGTCGATGGTGATTTTGTTAGATTTAGATATGGATTACCTGAGAAAATAGGGGGTTGGAATCAATTAAGTATTTCTGGCAATACTTTACCAGGAGCAGCTAGAGCTCAACATACTTGGACATCACTAAAAGGTGAAAAGTATGCCGCAATAGGTACATCACAAGGTTTATTTTTATATTATGGAGAAGCTTTTTACGATATTACTCCATTAGATACAGCAATTACTGGAGCTAATTTTGATGCGACATCTGGTTCTCCAACCGTTGTTGTTAATAAAACTTCTCACGGTTTATTAGATGGAAGATATGTAACATTTTCAAGTGTAACTGTCCCAACGGGATCGGGTTATGCAACATCTGATTTTGAAAATAATACATTCGAAATATCCAATGTAACAGCAAATACTTTTGAAATTACAATGCCTACTAATTCTGCAGCTACTACATCTGGTACAGGTTCAGCAGCAATTGATCCATACGTAGAAGTTGGTCCAACTTTTCAAACAGCAGGTTATGGTTGGGGCACTTCAGCCTGGTCTAATGAAACATGGGGAACTGAAAGATCAATAGGTGGAGTGACTCTGGATCCAGGCTTCTGGAGTCTAGATAACTTTGGTCAAATATTAGTTGCAACAATTCATAATGGTAAAACATTTACTTGGAATGCAGGAGCAAGTAGTCCAAGAGGGAATAGAGCAACGATAATGACAGGAGCGCCTACGGCATCAAGATTGACTCAAGTATCAGATAGAGATAGACATGTATTTCATTTTGGAACGGAGACAACTATTGGAGATCCATCAACACAAGATCCAATGTTTATAAGATTTTCAAATCAAGAAGACTTTAATACTTATCAACCAACTGCAACCAATACTGCAGGAACATTTAGAGTTGATAAAGGAAACGTAATAGTTGGAGCAGTGTCTGGTAAAGATTATACATTAGTTTTAACAGATAGTTCAGCATACGTTATCCAATACGTTGGCCCACCATTTACTTTTTCAGTTAAACAAGTAGGTACAAACTGTGGATTGATTGGTCAACATGCATTAAGTTATTCTAATGGTATTGTCTTTTGGATGTCAGGTGAAGGCGGTTTTTTTGCGTATGATGGTACTGTAAAAGCCATACCTTGTTCAGTTGAAGATTTTGTATTTACAACAAGTGGA